TTACAAGGTTGTCCGTCAGCACCGCAGGCGCGTTTGCTATAATTACTAGCACACATGCGATTGCGATGACGCCGGAGGAAACCTTTGCCCAAGTCAAAGAACACCCGTCAATACGGTGACCGACATTCCACTCGCTTGTTCCCAACCAATCCCAAAATGGCAACTGATCATGGCGCGAAGTTCTTCCGGTTCGTAAGTGTCAACACCGGCGGGTGCCTCAATGATCGTAGTGATTTTCGGCACCATAATCGATTGATTGACCGCCGGGGCGGCCCCCTTACGTGTGATGAACTTGTACACGTTCAGGGGTACGTTCTTGATAACGCCCGTTACAGGGTTTGCCTGCGGTAACGTCCTGAGAATCGGAGGCCGGAAAAACGACACCGTGAACGGCTTACTTACGCTATTCACGTCGACGCTTGTCTGAGTACCACCCAGAGCACTAATGGCGTATTGTTTACCATTAATGTTAGGTGCGGTATCCGCCAAGAGCGTGTAGGTCGGGCTTGTCAGCCCAGTGACCACTGCGCCTGTTACAGGTGAAGCTGGTGCAAAAGCCATGTATGGCTCCTTAAAGAGGGTTTATCTTGTCCCGAAATTGGTGAGTAGAACTATCACCAAGCCTCGGTCCACGACGACCCGCGAGTACGGAACCCAAATTTAGCAACTTGGTAATTCCGTGCGATGCGATTTCATCCACACTTTTGATGCGGAGGGATCGCGTAGGGATGTTCGGCGCAAGCTTGACACGTGAGAACTCCACGAATTCCCCAATAGAAGCTCCGCCACCCAAGGTGCTTTTGGCACCAGGAATGGTGATAGCTTTAGGGAACGCGGTTGTTCTACACTGATACTTGTAGTTCTTTGACAAATACGAAACCGTCACCGGTAACGTATAAAAAGCGTCATCGAGCCACGAGCCTACAGTACTAAAATAGTCGACTGCCCAGGAATAGGGTGTGAGCTCCCACAAGATACTTGGGAGAGCCTGTACCTTCAACCCGAGGTGGTCGGCCATGCTGTAGTTGGAGCCGCCTTGAACGATTAAGTTCAATCCGGCTACATATCGGACCCCCTGCACATGATTTGAGCTAAGATACCAGCCCAAAGTACAGTGCGCAGAAATAGCCTCGGAACTGGACGTTGCATTATCCTTACCGGAGCTATAGTCCTGTGTCGCAGTGCCAGTGACAACAATTCTGCGATCTATCCTTGTGACATAATGCAAGATAGAATCCGTAGCTGATTTAATATCTTGGAGAAGAGGATTAACCCCAAATCCAAAACCTAACCAGATGTCGCCTAATTGTTTGCTGACAGACTTGCCCTTTGAAGCCTTAGCAGCTAACAAAGCTTTGAACGAGCTCATGCCTAAACCGTTGATCTGTCGCACAAGGCGATGGATTTCACGACTTTCGGCTAGAGGCGGACCAAGCTGAGCGTTGCCGATTTTGCCTTGGAGCTTATTTCGCAGACGACCAATAGCCTTATCTTCTAAGGCAATAGGATCCTTCTGAAAAGTAAGCATACCCCCAAACGAAGTACCAAACCCGTTGGATACAGAAGCAATATCCTCGGAGTAGATACTATAGGATGTGGGTTTGAGCTTGAACAGCGTCCTCGAGTAGCTTGAGGTCGCGTCGCCTCCTTTGGCAATTGTTACTCGCCAGCTGGGGTTCTTAGTGCCGGATCTGGTATCGTTCCCCTGAAACTGCTTCGTGTTAACCGAGATCCAATTCGGTGAGTAAGTCCCAAAGGCCTTACTCAATCTATCGGCTTGATTAACTTGAGGCGTGTAAACAGGAGTATTTACCATAATGGCACCAACACGTTTCACGCCTTTAGGGCGTTTAACGTGCGGAAGGTTAGGATAGAACGTAGGCTTCTTAGCCATATCACAACCCTCCAGAATGGCCGTTGAGTAAAGGTACGGAGGAATCCGTGCCTAAAAGGGACTTCTCCTACGACGGATTGAAGCGATGTTTGTCTTCAATCTGAAGTAGTTCTTCCATAACACGAATATTATCGAGACAGAGTTGCTGATGCTCCTTTCCTTCCGGAGAAGAAGTATCGACTCGCTCATTATAATACTCGGATTCAAAGGCATCCAGAGCACATCTTAGAACAACTAAGACTGTGAGCCCCTGCCTTGTAACAGTAGAACCATTCGCCGTTGTTACGGAAATGCTAATACTGCGCAAGTCATAGGCCATTGGGTGACTCCTAGTTATGGAAGGGGGGAAG